ATAATGTGTAATCCAACTTTAATAGTAGCTGGTGCGTCTGCTGTATTGCAATATCAAGTTGCTAATGCTCAACAAAAAGCAATTAGAGACCAGCAGATAAGGCAAAATGAAATCGCTATGCGTAATAGAGAGCAAGCGATAGTGTCAAAAACTAGAGGATTAATACAAAGAACAAAAGGTAGATTAGAAAAAATAGGAGAAGCTGAAAAGATTTCTCGAAGAAAAAGAGCAACATTTAAAGTTAATAGAGAAAATGTGACAGGTAATTCTTATGACTTTTTATTAGCAAACTACTATGACAAAGAAGCTAATTATAGAAATAGAATACTTGGAAATATAGCAAGTAGTAAATTTCAATACTTACAAGATTTAAAAGCAGTAGACCTTCGTTATGATAGTCAAAGTACCTATGTATCTCCTGTAGATAGAAATATGAACTTTGCTTCTTCAGCATTAAGTTTTGGTTCTACTTATTATAATTACAAAGCAAAACAAAATAGATTTCAAACAAACAATGAAAGATATGGCTATGGAGACTTTACTGGAGACACAGACATACTTTCTGATAGTGGATTTCAATACTAATGGCAAAAGCAAGAGACCCAAATCCAGAGTTTAATTCAATGCCAGAAATGGTTGTAGATAGTGTTGATTATAACTTATTCTATAAACCAGATGTTCAGGCTGTTAGCCCAGGATTAGTGCAATTATCTAAATCATTAGAAAGTTTAGTACCAGCATTATCTAATTACACAATTACAGAAGAAATTAAATCTAAAGAAAAAGATGAAGCAAGAGCAATAGAAGATTTTAAAATAAATAAAATGTCTTTTGCTAAATTGGTAAAAGATGGAAAAATACCAGAAGGTGCTAATCCACATTATTTTAATAAAATGATGGAGCTTGATTTATCTAATAAAGCTAGAAAGTTTAAATTAGAATTTGATGAATATGCTTCAGGAAATGAATTAGAAAAATCACTTACAGGTGATGCTTGGAATGAAGTATATGAAAGTAAATTAAAAGAATATTATGAAAGAGAAGGGTTAGATAAATACGACCCATTAGCATTAAGTAAAGCTTTCTTTAATTCTACTTCAACATTTAGAAATGAAAGAGAACAACAACATAATGCTAGTAGAATGGCATTTATTAAAAAGAATACTGAAGATAATGCTATTAAAAATTACTCTGGTTTATTTATAGAAGCACAAGCAGATAACTTAAGTACAGAAGAATTATTTAAAAAAATTAAATTAGAAACAAAATCTTTTATGGATTTAGGTGTATCAGGCACTAGGTCTAATGATTTATTCTTGTCAGGTTTTAAAAGATATTTAGATGTAATTGTAGACCAAGAAGGCTTTGATTATGCAAGACAAGTATTAGAAGACTTTGATAATTTAAAATTAGGTACTGGATTTTTTACTGGAGAAAAAGGCTCAAGAAGAAATAATACAATTAAATTAGAATTAATAGGTGAGCTTCGTTCAAAAGAATTAGAACTTATAGAAGGTGATAAGAAAAGATTTACAATTAAAGAAGATAGAAAGAAACAAGTTTTAGGTGAAGAATTTTTTAATGCTTACAATGAACCTGATTTTGATATGTCTATATTTCTTAATACTTCAGTGGTTGATGATAAAGATTTTATGCAACCAAAATATAACAATCAAGACAAAGCATACTTAAGAGGATTAAAAATAGCTTTAGATAAATCTATAGAAAGAACTACAAGTGACCCAGATGCTTTAAGAAGCTTAATAGATTTAGAAGAGAACGACCCATATCTTGTAAAACAAAAAGCAATAGAATTATCAAGGGATGGTTTATTAAGCACTTCAGATTTTAAACATTATTATGATAGTGCAAACCTACAACAGATTTATAAAACAAATAAATTCTTTAGATTAAGTGACCCATTCAATACTTATGAGGGAATGTTTAAAGATAAAGATTTATCAGCAGTACCAGGTTTTGGTCTTGATTTAATTTTAATGAAAAACAAATTTAGAGAAGACATGGTAGCCTGGCATAGAGAAAATTCAATTTTACCAGAATACGAAAACCAACCTTACAAATATCAAAAAGCTTTTAATGCAGAGGTAAAAGCAATTATGGGTGAGATAATGTCAAACAGTCAAATTATACAATTGAGTTATGACACTTTAGGAAAACAAATAATGAATACTTATGGAATAGTAATTACAAGAAGGAAAACAAATTAATGGCACAAGTAATAACAAGAAATGGAAAAGAGTTTACTTTTCCAGACAATTTTTCACAAGAACAGATAGATAAATTCTTTATAGATTTAGAAGGTACTAATCAGGAAGATATACAAGAAGAAAAACCTGAAGATGAAGAAAGAGGTATTTTAACAGATGTACCTACTCAAGCTTTAGGTGGTGTTGTAGATGCTGGTAAATCTGCATTAAGATTAATAGAAGGTATAGGTCAAGACGCTAAAAGAAAATTTGGTGTTGGTGGATTTACATTCGGTGATAATGCAGAAAATGGTTATGTTCAGTACCATACTTATGATGATGTCATAAATAATAAAATTAAATTACCTGTATCAGGAGACCCAACAAAAATAGGAGATAGTGCATTTGAAAATGTATTACCAGATGTTGATGAACCAGATACAGCTTCAGGTGCAGTCACAAGAAGTATTTCTCAATTTTTATCTGGTTGGTATCTAACAGCTCCAGTAAAACCTTTACAATTTGTTAAAGGTGCAAAAACTATTACTAACTTTGGAAAGGCTACAACAAGAGGTGCAGTAGCAGACTTTGTAGCTTTTGATGAAGAAACTGGAAGATTTATGGATATGGTAAATACGCAGTTTCCATCATTACAAAATCCATTATTTGAATACTTATCTTCAGAAGGTAAAGAAGAAAGTTTTTATGAAGCAAGATTAAAGAATGCTATTGAAGGTGCTTTGTTAGGTGGAGTGGTAGAAGGTACTATTAGAGGTACAGCTCCATTTCTTAAATCTCAATTAACTGGTTTTGCACAATGGATTAAATTAAAAAGAAAATCTATTGCTGGTGAAGCTGTTGATAGTGCTAAATTAGCAAGAATAGAAAAAGAATTAGTTCAACAAGCAGAAGAAAACTTTACAGCTTCAGGTAGGAAAAGCACACAAAAAGTAGTTGATAGTATTTTAGGTGAAGCTGGAACATCACAAAAGATTGCTGGTGTTTTAGAAGATATTAAGAAGACAGCTACAGATGAAGAGTTAAGTAAAAGAATTGTAGATAATTTCTCTGGTTATATGGAGAGAGTACAAAAAGGTGAAAGAAATTTAAACTGGAGAGATATAGATGAAAGTTTAGATTTAGGATTATCACCTAGAGCATACGCAGATACAAACTTTGGAATTATTGCATTAAACGCTATGAGAAAAGTAATTAATGCAGAAAAGAAATTTGATGTCATGTCTACAGAAATAATACAAAGACAGGCAACTAAACAAGGTTATGACATAATACAAACTACAAAAATGTTAGGCCAACTTGGGAATAAATTAGAAGAAGGTCTTAAGTTTATGTATGCGTCTCAAGCTATTCAGCAAAATCTTGCAGATGCTCTTTATAAAATGTCTGTTGGTTTAGCTAAAGGAACAAAAGAATTTACAGAAAATGAAGCTAAAATTACTACAGCTTTATTAATGAGACTTATGAGATTTGATGACAAAGTAGCATCTAATCTTGGTAGAGGTCTTAACTTAAGAGGAATACTTAAAGACAGAAATGTTGATATAGGGAATGACCAAATATTAAATCTAGTTAGAAATATGGATACTTGGCCTGGTAGCTTTAAAGCTTTTTATGAAGGTGTTGCTCAAGTAAGAGATAAAAACATGCTTACTAGAATTGTTGATTTCATGTTTAGAAATAGAATTTGGAATAGAGCAAATGAATTATGGATGTCATTTGCATTATCTAATCCTAAAACTCAAATAATAAATGTCGTATCAACAGCTAATAACTTGTTCTTAAGACCAGCACAATCATGGGTAGGAAGTAAATTAACCTGGGGTATGGATGATTTTACAAGACAAGCTATGAAAGAACATGGTACTGATATAGCCTCTACTGTAGCTGGATATAGAAGTTATTTATCAGACGCTTTAGTTTTTACAAAGAAAGCATTTAACGATGAAGATAGTATTTTATTTGGTGGCAGTACAAAATTTGACACAAACACTAAAGCACTAGGTACAGGTAAAGTAGCAAGAGCAGTAAGAATACCTTTAAGAGGTCTTACAGCTATGGATGAATTTTTTAAACAAATATCATACAGAGCAAGATTAAGTTCTATGGCTACAAGAGAAGCAATAGAAGCAGGAGCTTCACAAGATAAAATTGTATTAACATTAAAAGATGGAACTAAAGTTTCTGAATTTGATGAAATGGTTGCAAAAAGATTTAGAGCAGGATTTGATGATAGTGGAGTTATTGGAATAGATAAAGAAGCTTCGAGATTTGCAAAAGAAGTGACATTTACAAAAGAATTAGATGGAACTTTAGCTTACATACAGAGAATGGTAAATGAAATGCCAATACTAAAACAGATTTTACCATTTGTTAAAACACCTGCTAACCTTGCTATACAAGCTATTGAAATGACACCAGCAGGTATACTTGGTAAAAATTGGCAACATTTTACAGGTGCCTCTAGGAATGCAGTTAGAATAGCAGAAGTAAGAGGTAGAGTTGCTGTAGGTACAACAATATTAAGTTCTATAGCTTTATTAAACTTAACAGGAATTATTACTGGTGGTTATCATCCAGATAAGAATGTTAGAAGATTACAACAATCTCAAGGCTTCCAACCTTACTCTATAAAGATAGGTGATAGTTATGTTGAGTATGGAAGATTAGACCCAATAGGAATGTTAATAGGTTTAGTAGCTGACTATGGAAATATTTATAATGACTTAAATGAAGCTGATAGAGAAAAAGTAGAAAACAATCTTTTATCTTTTATGGTTAATCAGCAAACAGGTGCAGAAGAAGATTTAGGTCTTGATACTAAAATAGCTAATATGGCTATTGCTACATACAAAGCAGGATTTAAAAATATTGCATCTAAAACATATTTAAAAGGATTAGTAGACTTTGTATCTTCGTTTGATGGAAACCAAGTAGATAAAAAAGGTCTATGGTGGTTAGAAAACAAAGTAGGTTCTTATGTTCCTAATATCTTATCTAAAGTAATGAATGACCCATTCTTAAGAGAAACAGATGGTTTCATGCAAGCTATTCAGAAAAGATTAGGTGGAACTGGCTTACCTAAAACTTACAATGTATTAGGTGAACCAATAATAAGTACACAAGGTAATGTAGGTAGATTATTTAATAGTATCTTTAATCCATTTACTTTTAGAACACAAAAGGATGACAAAGTATTAAAGATGTTAATTGAGAATGAGATTAATATACCTGCACTAAATCCTGTAGTTAAAGGTGTTGATTTAAGACAATTTGTAAATCCTGAAACTGGTAAGACAGCTTTTGAAGAATATAATGAAGAGATAGGTAAATCAGGTTTAAGAAAGAATTTAGAGTTTTTAATGAAAACTCAACAATTTAAAGATGCTCCTTCTGAATTAGTATTAGATGAGAATAATAGATTTGGTGGGAAGAAGGCGTTAGTATATGACAAAATCAAACTTTCAAGAGATGTTATATACAGAACTAAAATACAATTTTCTAATAAATATGTATCAAAACAAAATCCAGATATAACTCTTGGACAAGCAAATATTAATAGAAGAATAATTACAGATGTTGGTAAAGCTACCAATAAGATACCAAATGTAAAACAAGGTCTTTACGATTTCATAGACCAAACCAAGTAATCATAATAGGACACTTTAGATATAAGAAATGTCGTTCAATGCTCGTGTTTCGTACACAGCCAATGGCAGTACGAACACATTTTCATTTTCGTTTCCTTATATATTAACAAGCCATGTAAAGGCTTTTGTTAATGGCGTAGAGGATACTAATATAACATTCCCTACAGCCTCATCGGTACAATTATCATCAACGCCTGCAAATGGAGCTGTAGTTCTTATTAAAAGGATTACACCTTCAGATGCTAGGTTAGTTGATTTCCAAGATGGAAGTGTTTTAACTTCTGCTGATTTAGATAGGTCAGCAGACCAAAACTTTTTTATATCTCAAGAAACTTCAGATAATGTAGCTTCAAAACTAGGGCTAGATGCTAGCGATAGATTTGATGCTCTAAATAAAAGAATTATAAATCTTGCTAATCCAACAGATGCTCAAGATGCAGTCACTAAACATTATTTAGAAAATACTTGGTTGTCTCCAACAGACAAAGCCAATATTAATACTGTTGCTGGAATATCAGGAATAGCAACGCTTGCATCCAACAATACGAATATCAATACAGTAGCTACAAATATTAGTTCAGTAAATACAGTAGCAACAAACATTACAAAAGTTGTGGCTGTTGCAGATGATTTAGCTGAAGCTGTTTCAGAAGTAGTCACAGTTGCAGACGATTTAAACGAAGCAACTTCAGAGATTGATGTAGTAGCTAACAACATCACAAATGTTAATACAGTTGGAAGTAATATTACCAATGTAAATACAGTAGCTACCAACAATACAAATATTAATGTAGTTGCAGGTGCAATTACAAATGTAAATAATGTTGGTAATTCAATTACGAATGTAAATTCAGTTGCATCTAATTTAAGTGATGTAAACGCTTTCGGAAATACTTACAAAATTTCAGCTAATGCACCAACAGGAATACCAGAGGGTACTCTTTGGTTCGACACAACTAA